GCAACTGATGGTACAAAGTTAGATACCGTAGAAACAAATGCTGACGTAACTGACACTGCAAATGTGGGAACCTCTCTCACAGGTTTTGCTACGGGAACAGACGCAGGTTCTTCTGATCTTATTCCTGTTTACGATGTAAGCGCATCTGCTTGGGAAAAGCAGACTATCGCCAATGCAGCGTTGCAAGGTCCGACTGGACCAACTGGCCCCACGGGATCAACTGGCCCGACAGGACCAAACGGGCCTACTGGTCCAGACGGTCCTCAAGGACAAAAGGGACAGAAAGGTGAAGTGGGAGCCACTGGCCCTACAGGCCCGACTGGTGGCACAGGCCCGACAGGTCCGACTGGTCAAAAGGGCCAGAAAGGCGAGGTAGGTAATACTGGTGGCACAGGCCCCACTGGCCCTACAGGCCCAACGGGTCAGAAAGGCCAGAAGGGTGAAGTAGGTAATACTGGCCCCACGGGTCCAGACGGCCCTACAGGTCCAACGGGTCCAGACGGCCCTACAGGTCCAACGGGTCCAACGGGTCCACAGGGGCAAAAGGGTCAAAAGGGCGAAGTTGGTTCGCAAGGGCCTACGGGTAACACAGGTCCAACTGGCCCAACGGGTTCTCAAGGACCGACTGGTGGAACGGGGCCACAGGGACAAAAGGGCCAAAAAGGTGAAGTGGGAAGCACGGGTCCGACAGGTCCAACGGGTCAGAAGGGTCAGAAAGGTGAAGTCGGTAATACAGGTCCGACAGGTCCGACAGGTCCAACAGGCCCTCAAGGACAAAAGGGCCAAAAAGGTGAAGTCGGCAACACTGGTCCAACAGGCCCTACGGGCCCAACAGGCCCTCAAGGACAAAAGGGCCAAAAAGGTCAAAAAGGACAGAAAGGTGAAGTTGGTGGTACTGGTGGTACGGGACCAACAGGCCCCACAGGGCAAAAAGGACAGAAGGGGCAAAAAGGTGAAGTTGGTGGTACGGGACCAACAGGACCGACTGGACCTACAGGCCCTGCGGGTCCAAATAACGTAACCGACATATATCTCGCAGATGCCATATACCATACGGGTGACACTGACACCTACATGCAGTTCCACGCTGAAAACCAGTGGCGCGTTGTTGCTGCGGGAACAGAGCGCCTAGAGGTAAACAGTGGTACGATCACGGCTAACGGTGACGTTACCTTTATAGGCGCAAGCTACAACGTGGTTTGGGATAGCAGCGACAACGCATTAGAGTTTGCAGACAATGCAAAGGCGACATTCGGCGCAGGGTCTGACCTACAGATTTTCCATGATGGAAACCACAGCAAAATCGTAGAAGCTGGCACGGGCGTTTTAGAAATACAAACTAACGGCAGTGAAATACAGGTTACAGGTGCCTCTGGCTCAGAGTACCTAGCTAGATTTATAAATAATGGAGCTTTTCAAGCTTATCATGATAATTCGTTAAAACTCGCTACCACCTCCACAGGTATTACCGTTACGGGTGATGTAAATAGCACCTCGGACATCAGGGCCAAAAAGAACATTGAAACCATTGAGGGCGCTCTTGAAAAGGTAAGCCTTTTGCGGGGCGTTACGTTCGATTGGGATAATGATGTTGAAGAAAGAGCTACGGGTGTAATTGCTCAAGACGTTGAAAAGGTATTGCCAGAAGCGGTTCGAGATAACGCCGAAACAGGTTTTAAGAGCGTAGCATATGGAAACATGGTCGGGCTTTTAGTTGAGGCGATCAAGGAGCAGCAATCCCAGATTGATAAGCTAGAGGCTCAGGTCAAAAAATTAATTAGCTAATAGTGGAAGGACACGAAGATGGCTATTCAAATAAGCGGCACAACGGTCGTAAATGACAGTAGAGAATTGCAGAATATTGCCAGTTTAGACAGCACCACAACCAGCACAATTTCAGCGGCTGCGGGTGGTGGTATCGGTTTTACATCTGGTTCGAATTTGTACAATGAAACTAGTTTTAACAATTCAGACGAATATATATTTCCAACGGGCGAGGGTGATTACTTAGCACTGCTTGGAAATTCCAAAGAGAATAGCTCAAGTTGGTATATTTACTTGCAATTTACTAGCTCCAGCAGAATACGGGGCGGCTGGTACAGTGGTCCTGAGCATAAAGGATTTTGGGAAAATAACGTCAATAAATGGCGGCAATATAGGCAGCAGAACAACACATCTATGTTTCAAAGCAATACTACGCATTTAGTGATCCAAGCTATATATACCAAATTTTGTATTATGCGGCTTTCTTTAGGTTCTGGTACAGATCAGGTTAGATTTTACACTCAGTCTAGCCAAGATGGCGGGCAACTTTCTGTAATAGGAATTTCTTAAATGTTTATTACTTATTATACTGACACTGGTAGAGTTAAAGGTTTCTCGCAAGCAGAGGAAAATGCAATAGCGAGCGCCACAGCATCAAACGTAAATTACATTTCTGCACCTGATGATTGGGATGGTGATACTGGCTCTTGGAAAGTTGAAAATGGTGCATTAGTTGCATACGATAATTCAACTGAAGTTGCAGAGACTAATTCTAGAGGCCAACGCGCTGATCTTTTAGAAATGACAGATTGGTGGGCAATGTCTGACCGCACGATGACCAGTGAGCAAACGGCTTACCGTCAGGCTTTGCGTGATATAACAACCCATGCGAATTGGCCTAATTTGGCCGATAGCGATTGGCCGACTAAGCCATCGTAAATTTATCTTGGGAGGGGTAATGAGACAAAACTGGCAGATGTGGTCTGGTGGCCTGTCCGATAGAGATTTATCAAAAATCTTTGCGGAAGCTTCTAAGCTGAACACACAAGCGGCAACAACCTTTAACAACGCGGATACCAGAGTAAGGTCAAGTGATGTTGCTTGGTTGAGTGGCAATGATGCTGTTCAAGATATTCTTTGGAAATATGTTAAGGCTGCAAACGAAAACGCCTTTCATTTCCAAGTAGAGAATATATGTGACATTCAATTTACAGAATATCACGCTACTAAAGGTGGTCATTACGATTGGCACATAGATGTAAACTGGGATGGCGATGATTTTAGGGACAGAAAGTTAAGCGTAACTGTGCAGCTTTCAGACCAAAGCGAATATGAGGGGGGTGGCTTCGAGTTCGCGGAATGCCAAACGCCAGATGCTTCATCCCGTCTCAAGGGAACTGTTCTAGTTTTTCCAAGTTATTTACAGCATAGAGTTTCGCCAATCACGAGCGGCACAAGGAAAAGCCTTGTTGCATGGTTTGAAGGCCCAAGGTGGCAATAGTATATCAGATTTCTCTGCATGGATCTGCGTATGATGCACGGGGAAAAGACTGGAGTATCGTAGAGGAAGAGACGGGCTGTGTTAGAAACATGCAGTGGCGTGATCCAATACTCGACAGGCCCCTGTTAGTTACGGAGTTTGGTTGCGCGGTAAGCCATCTTGAAGTTTGGAAAAAGATAGTTGCGTCAAATCGAAACGGGATAATTCTTGAAGAGGATGCAGTCTACGACAGTATTGACCCCAGTGCGGTAGATACTTTATTGAAAGAGCATGATAGCGTTTGGCTGGGATACCGCCTTAATACTCTTGGCTATTGGTATAATTGTCATGCTTACGCTATTAGACCAGAAACCGCCAAGAGATTGATAGAGGGCTACAAGGATGCTATCATCCCTGTAGATGAGTGGGTGCCTGCTAAGTTAAAAGTTCAATCGAACTTTTTCTTTACACCAGAGGTGGTGACGCAGATACCTAGAGAAGTTAGACCAAGCACGATTGAGGGGGAATCAATGCAGGTTCATGTACTTACAGTTGGAACAGATAAAAGTAAAATGTGGGCTTTGGAGCAATCTGCAAAAGCGCACGGGATAACGTACTTAAATTTGGGTCGTCAAGTAATTTGGTCTGGTGGCACAATGGAAGCCCAAGGTGGCGGTCAAAAGATCAATCTTGTACGCAACCACCTTGAATCCCTGCATGATGGGGATGTGGTTCTATTTGTGGATGGGTATGATGTTATCATAAACGACACACTGCCTACTATCCTAGAGAGATATGAGGACATGGGTGCGGATATCATATTCGCAGCAGAAAAAAATTGTTGGCCCGATGCGACGATGGCCTCAGAATTTCCTTTGTCAACAATCTATAGGTACTTAAACAGCGGCGCGTACATAGGTAAAGTGAGTACGCTCAAAGAGTTTCTTAATGAGGCAGTGCCCAATGACTCTGATGATCAACTATGGATGCAAAAAAGATTTTTATCATCTGACTGGCAATCCACGGCTTCTGCTAATTTAGATTACGAAGGCTACATCTTTCAATGTGATGACGATATTAAGATTATTAACGGTCAACTATCAAACGGCATGTGCTGCCCATGTATTTACCACGGCAACGGTGGAGATGACGCAAAGGTAAGATTTAAAAATCTTGCAGATAAATTTGGATATGTAGAAGAGGCAGAGGTTTTATCTCCTACATACCATAAGGGTCTTAAGTACGAAGAGGTTGCACCAGAAATACTGGTAGCTGAATTTATGTCAGAGGCCCAGTGTCAACGATACATTGAAGCATCAGAAAGCCTTGGTAGATGGGGAGAGCTTGATGGTGATAAGTTTCCAGCGCAAGAGATAAGGCTTAAAGAACTAGGATTTTGGGACGAGATATCAGAACAATGGGCAGATAAGCTTAGTAAGATATGCGAGAAGCATTGGCATCCAGAAGCCTACCTTGGATTGCGTGATGCTTTTACTATGCGTTATTCTATGGACACACAGACAGAATTAGGCCTGCACACAGATGCCTCTTTGTTCACAGGCAGCGTAAAGCTCAACGACAATTACGCTGGTGCGGAGCTTGTTTTCCCCAGACAAGAGTTTACAAACAAGAATGTAAAAGTTGGACAGTGCATTTTGTTTCCATCTATGGTAACACATGGACATAAGGTTCTGCCTTTGCGTGGGGGAAAGAAGTATAGCTTGACCATGTGGACCTGCCGATATGAGGGTGACTCAAACTAAAAACAATGTTAGTTTCTTGCTATGTTAGGTTACAGCCCCATAGCAGGTTCTGCACTCGCGTCTTCTGGGCATGAGATTATTATTGTCAGCCTAGATCATGGATCTTTTGCAGCAACAGGACAGGCGGCAGGGACTAATATAGCCATAAGTGATGGCTTTGGGGCAGGCAGTTTTGCGTCTACAGGTCAGGCTTTAGATATCCTTGTAACAAACCGCATCACTATGGATGTGGGATCTTTCTCTGTAACAGGGCAAGATGTTGGAATTGGCCTTAACGAAGTTCTAGATCACGGTAGCTTCTCCGCAACAGGGCAGAATGTTACATTTGATTTAGGCTTTGGCCTTCCCGGTGGTGGAGAAACAGGATCTTTTGCTCTTACAGGTCAAGCCTTCTCTCCTGCACTAGATGTAAGTGCAAT